TTATTGACGAACTTCGCATCCATGTTATCTAATTGATTCCAAAGCCTCTTGTTTATCACAGAGGATAGGAAATCAAATGTTGACTTTGCTTCAAAGCAGACATCAGCAAAGGTGTAATCTCCAATATCTAACCATTCTTTCTCATATGGTATTGTCATCTCTTTACAGTAGGTTTCCACTAAGTCAGAGAGTTCTGAAGATTCTCTACTGTCAATCTTCAGTTTATCCATCGTGATACCTCCAACACTTTCCTACACAGAAGCCCTGTGGAATCAAAACGCTGTTACAGCCCGGTGCGTTGTATCCTTTGTCTACGATTCCCCTAACATACCTCTCAGTAGTAGGTGCATTCCAATCGAGCCATATGTCAGTCTTTGATGCTATTGCTTCAAGTTCATTCATTATACTAGTAGTGATTTGCTTGTTCTGCTCAGGAGTAGGGTTTCTTTTTCCCATGCTTAGTAAATCCCGATACCATTGGACAAGATAGACCCTAGCATAATGACTAGGATTCTCGACCATGATTGCATTATGAAGACATGGAAGAATGGGTATCTTCCCTACTGGTGTTGGTATCTCTACTTCTATGTCACTCATCTCTATTGGCTTCATCTCAGGAAACACAACAAGTTCAGTACCTATATCTGATACTACCTTTCTTGGTTTCTTAGCCATTTCTAGAACAGCACTTAGTTCTCCCTGCAAGTCTTCTTCCAACAAAGGAATGCAGTAGTAGGGTTTACCATTCTCATCTGAACTACTGAGGTTCATTGAATTAGGCATTCTTCTTAGTCTATTAGTTTGGATACCCGTTCTATCAAGCGTAGGCACACCATCACTGACTTTGGAATAATAGTGCTGAATGCTTCGGATATCATCAACGGGTTCTCCATAAACAAAAACATGGAAACCCTTGCCACTAAAATACATTTTGAAACGAATGTCCTGTTTCAGCAGTTCATCTGTGACAACTAACAAGTCTCGCCATGCATCTTCCAATGGTTCATCGTGAGCATCGAAATCCAAGAAAGCCCTATCCAAGATAACGGAGTCTTCCATCTTCACCTCATTCTTGAAGTTCGCAAAGTCATAGACTGTCGTATAACAGTTCATCTTCCCATTGAAGGAATTGAACCAATTAACAAACTCACTCTTCGTCTTGACTACTCTTCTCTTCATTTGTGGGGCGTTTCTTAGATGACTTCCGGCCCACACTTCTCTTGGCATTTTCATTTTTATTATCCTCCTTAAACGAGACTTTTGCTTCAAGCAACTCTGCTCTGACGACTTCTGCTATTTTTATTCTTAATTCTGTCATTACTGTATTCATGTATATCTGACCAAAAGGAGTTCTTTCTTCTGCAAAAACATCAGTCTCCCAAACCAGTTTCAGTTTATCAGTTGTGGGCAATTTCTTATACAATATCTCTGCTAGATTGTCTACCGTTTCAGATACGTTTGCAATCTCCGAGAAACTCCACACCTTTTGATTCAGTTCTTCTTTTACCATTTTATCTATCATTTTTCTTCCTCTTTACTTTATTCTTGTTTTCGTGATACTGCTCCCAAGTCATTCCATTACTTTCTGTTATGAAAGCCCATAGTCTGCTTAGAAGTTTCATTCATCACCCTCTCCTTGTAGTCTCTGTTGTTGCATTCTTATGTACTTCGCTTTTACAAAGCCCTCTTCCATATCTCGTTGTCTAACAGACTTCTTTCCTCCATGTGGAACTATTAGGTCATTTGCTGCTGCTACATGTTCTGCCTCTTGTTGAGACTGAAGTATAGCACTATTCTTCCATCCTATTTTCATAGGATTATCCTCCATAAAGACCCACAAGTGAAATTGATTGCTAGTGTCTACCAGTCTTGACATGGCAGGATACAGTTCTATTGCTTCTTTCTCTTCACCACATATCTCGTTCTTTATTCTTTGAAGGTCTCTCCAATCGTGAGCCATATGGTTATTCTCATTGTTTCTGATTGACAAATGCTTCATTGGTATTCCCAATTGCTCTGAAGCGTCATACACCTGAACAACGTATCTACTGTTTACATACATCGCTTCAGGTATCTTTAGAGCATCCTGTGATAAAGGAGAGACATCAGAAGTTTCATTCATCTTTGTGACATTCTCAATGTGCATCTTTAGAGCATTCTCATCCCTCTCTAGTGTAGTCCAAGCAGGTCTATACTTCAGGTATATGTCTATGACTTCATCGAGGTTTGATGCATGTAGGATTTTCTCTTTGGGTTTGGGCTTTCCCATACGATTACCTTTGGAAGTCTTGCTTCTCAGATATCTCAACCTTCTGTTTCTTGCTTCGTTTCTAGGCATTAGAACCAACTCTCCGTATTAGCAGCATCACATATTCCAAAGAAACTACAATTAGAGCAGGTCTTTGCAAAATACTTCGTTGGGAATATTCCCGTCTCATATGAATGAATCATCTCTGCTATTCCTTTCTTAACAGCAGTCATACTACTCTTCTTTGCATCTTCGACATAGATGTAGTTAGCAGCAGGATAGTACCAACCCCAATGAGAGATAGGTAGGTCAGGGTCTATACCCATCTCCTCTAACTCTGCATTTGGTGTATTCTCAAAGAGAATCTTGTAGAAGGCCATCTCCTTTCTCATCATCGTGGTCTTCCACTCTTTCCAACCACCAGTCTTCAACTCCATAGGGATGTATCTATCTCCTTCCCTGAACATCCTGTCAATGATTCCTTGTAGATGAACAGTATAATCCTGAGACAGTTCATATTTAGGATTCTCATTTCTCCCGATAGTTATACGAGCATCTAGCATTACCTCATTGACAACAGGAACGAAGTTCTCAGTTGTACCCTCTGCTAATGATTCCTTGAACCTATTAGCCTCAAAGATGGACATTGCCTCATACATCTCAGTATAGTCATCGATGGGATGTAGGCTCAAGCAGTAGTTTACTAACTCCTCATGGGATAGATTCTCTGCTTTCTTTACATCAAAGGCATTGAAGAATGCCTCTCTAGCATTGTGTATGATACTTCCTTTAATCATAACTTCAGTAGTTTCAATTGGTCTCTTCTCGACATATTGAAACTCATATCTCTTAGGACACCATTGATAAGAACCGAGGGAAGACTTTGATATCTTCAGTATTGGTTCTCCTTCTTGTCCATAGTTTTCAGGCTTCCATTGGTATGTATATTCATTCATTCATTTTCACTTCCTTTATTTTCAAAACCATTCCTCTAAGGATGATTGTTTCGTGTCTTTCTTTATCTGCGTTACATCCCAATCCATCGCTCGGAATATTGGCTCTGCTTTCTTCACGACTGACTCTGCATAATGCGACCAATCAGGCGTGAAATCATCAAACTCTTCAGCAGTCAATCTAGACACATAGTTTGGTTTGACGAATGTTCGTGTTATCGGATGTCTGTATGTTTGTGTGCAATCCTTAATTCTAAGGTACAGATAGGTATCGTCTATTGTCTCATACCCCTGTGCATAACTAAACAATACACCCTCAACTCCTGCACCAAAGGTAGGTCTCTTACCACCGATTGTTACAAAGTTATTGTGAACCATCAGTTCACCACTATCATCTAGACAGCCTCCATTGTCCATGAGGTCAAATACACTGACTCCTTTGACATTAGACCATGCTTTATCGAACCTAGCATGTGGATTACATGTCTTACATACTACTTTGAATCGTTCTTCACGATATCTGCTTCTTTGTAGGATATCTGTAAGTGGTATCTGACCGTTCATCACATCATTGTACTTCTTATTCAGGAAAGATACTATCTTCTGCTCGGATTTTCCTTCTACCCACATCCTTAGCACAGTGAGTTGAACATCTTTGGCTAGTTTAGTCAAAGAAACTCTCTTTGCAGTGAAGCCTGTCATCACAAACTCCTCTTCATCTAGGAAATCACCGTCTTTCCATGTAATCAGACCTGCATTTCTGTTTTTTGTTGCTCCAACACCTAAAGTTCGGAAGTATTTCTCAAACTCTAGGGTTACAGGGTGTTCTTCCAGCCCCATAACGTTAGGAAACGCTTCTCTAACATGCTCATTCAGTATTTTCAACGTCTTCTCAGCAGTTTCAATGTTATTATCCTCAATATCAACATAAATTGAGTCAGTATGTCCGTAAACTACCTTCATGTGCATCCCCCAACTAAACTAAACGTGTTATTTACGAAAGCAACCGTTCCTGTGATGTAAAATGACACTCTAGAGTAGAATATCTTGTCTTCTCTCTTCATATTAGATTCACATCCTGTAATATTGATACAACACCATAAAGAAACACAATAGCAAACAGAACTCGACCTGTTACTCTAATAGCAAGCCTACTGTCCTTGAGAATCTGACTCAATGCCTGTTTTCTCAGTTCAGTCTCTGACTTAGGCTCTTCCTTTATCTTTACCTTTGTAAAATCTACATCTGTACTCTTGATTGGCATTATAACTCCCTCACTTTGAATGCTGCAATACGAATTGCTTCTCTAGCACTAGCAGTAATGCTTGCTGCTAAATCAACATCAGCCCAACCGAATCCCTGATACGCAATGATACCATAGAAAGAAGCCATCAATCTCTTGACCGCTAGTTGGTTGTTGTTCCACTTTACATATTCACTTTCACTTTCACTTTCTTTCATTTTCACTTTGTATTCATTTCTCAACTGCTTTAGTTCTAGTACCGCTCTTGGTAGCAATCCTAATTCATCAGTCTTGTAGTATCTCATATCGTAGTTGTTAATCTTAGAGAAGTCTTTAGGCGTTGCTAGATTTACACCAAATTCTGTTGGTAGGTTTGACTTGGTTTCCCAAGAGATATTTCTAGCAATCATCATGCTTGGATACAGACCTGCGAAGTCAAAGGCAGCAACACCCAAATGAAGGCCATTTGTAGCCTCACTGAGCGGGTCATAGACCATTGCCCCATCATACTCTACCCTGTCTCCTTTCCTGCCCGTAGGGGCTTTCCATGAGGCATTTCGCATGAAGTATATTCCACCCATGTTTGACGCATAGAAACATGCATCAAATGGTGCAATCAGTAAACGTTGTAACGAGAGTATTGCTTCAGTTGTGAAGTTCTCTTCATCTATCCTCTTGATTAACTCAACGTCTTTCTTAGCGTACTCTAGATAGGTTTCAGTATCTTCCTGCCATCCTCTTCTGAAGAACTCATTCTTATCAGGAAACTTCTCGCTGACTAACTTCTTCTCTCCTAAGACATTCTCTGATACATAGTCTAGTGATAGCGAAGGTAGAGTTCCTCGTTGTGCATCATTCCATTGTCTTTCAAATGCCAAGTCAAGAGGGACACATATCCTACCCTTGATTGGTTGTGCTATTGGCGAGTAGTTCTCTATCTGCTTTGTCTTCAGAACAATCCTTCTCTCCTTGATACTCCACTCTACTCCTGTAACCTCTTGAACGGGAGATAGTAACTTGGGAGTAATACCATTCACATACAATCTCTCAATCAACTTAGGCAAGTCGAACTTCCAACCGAACCAAGAGATAAGCATGTCAGGGTCTTTCTCATCCAACATCAATAGGAATCTCTCTAGTATTGTCCTCTCGTTCTCATTACCATCTTCCGTATAACTATCCTTCTTTGGTTGCCAAGTCAAGGTGTAGTATTCATCATCATAGTTATCGTAGATGACAATAGCAGTAATAGCACCATCATGCTCACCACCTTGCATCCACTCCATATCCCAATACCACTTTCTAAGATTGTACTCAGGAAGTTCATCTAACTCATCAACAGCATATCTGTAATGGTGCTGAACATCTGCTTCATAAGTCACGATATCTCTATCATGGTAGAATGTTCTTACTTTAGCAGTCATGCTACCTGCACTGCTCTTTCCAGTCTTACAAGGATTCCAAGTCACTTTGAGAAGTGGTTCTCCTTCCAAGTTTACCCAATCACCCTCTTCATAACTCACAGTGACAATGAACTTCTCCTTGCCTCTGAACCCTTCAGACATTGGTATTCTTACTGGTTCTATGTTTATGACATCACTAGCACGAATGAAGAAGTATGGAGAGAACTCTCGGTAAGTCACAGTCTTCTCGACTCTCTCATTATTCTCATCCCTCCATCTTAGAAGAACGCCTTCTGTTGTGTTTGCTATTATCATATTATCACCTTGTAAGGTATGGTGCTTTAATCAGTAATCTGTCCTCTCCGGCCCAAACAACAGGAGACTCGTCTTTCAGATAGATAGTCACAGGAACAGAACCACGAAAGAACTTGTGGAACTGACCAGTTACTTCTACCGTTGCTGATTCACCATTTGTATAGACAGTAGGAACAGCGACATCTACTTTATCGATGTCAGTTCTCCTGCTTGATATGGTGAAGTTCTCTTCATCTGTGTTCAACAGATACTTTGCATTGTTAATGACATCACAGGTCTTGATTGCATCTGCTAGAATAGTAGACCCCGTTGTGATGATTGACTCAAAGACGACACTGCTGAACACTGGATTCTCAGGTGTGATGGTGTACCCTTGAAGTCTAGCAATCATAGCCACGTTTGGATGGCTGACTACTAATGGAACACTAGCCCTCTTTCCTCCTCCTTCATCTTGTAATAGGATAAAGTCGCCTACGTCAAGTAGAACGGTATCTCCTGTAAATGTCTTAAGATACTTCAGCATCTTATCTATCTCTACAACCGCCATGTTGCTACCATCTTCATCTATCTGCCCAATGATAGGAACAGTCACCCGACAGATGGTTTGGTTGTCGGCATTGTATAGATTCAGTCTATTGTCCTCAACGAGTTCTAGCATAGCATAGTCAGTAAGTTGACTATTCTTTGCCGAATCTCCGTTGTGATACTTTCCTTTCATCCATACATCTTCTATTGCGTTTGTTAATACTCTATTTGCTATTTCTATTTTCATTTCTATTCCTCCTTCGTTGGGTAGATGGGATGGGTGTTACCCCACCCCACCTACTTCTACGTCTTTTATCTCAAAGTTCTCCTGACTTTATCTCAGGGAAGCCCGACCAGTCTACCTTTCCATCATCGATGGATAAGACCTTTAGCCTCTTGCCAATTAACTCAGGCTTTCTAGCACTTGCCTCAACGATAGCCGTAAAGGTAGCACCATTCTTCCTGATGTCTCTTGTCATCTTCACTGTTGCAGTAAAGATGTCCTCTGTTGAAGAATGCCAGTTAGCCTCAACCCCGATAGGGTTAGGGTTTCCAGCATACTTGTCTTTAGAGTGAGCAATAACTATTCGATGACAAGGCATCTCTAGTATCTGCTTGTGCAGGAAATTCCTGTAAGGTGTATTCCTGTCACCCCAAACATAGGGTGCAGCCTTCATTACCGTATCAGCATCAAGACCATGCTTGTTTCTCATGTAGGTTTCACAGACATCCGTTAGTAGTTTATCTGCTCCATCCACTATGACTGCTTTCAACTTGCCATCTGCAAGATACTCTTTCGCCATTTCATAGAATGCTCTAGCGTTGTTCATCGTTTCCTCAAAGTTCACAAGACTTGCATCATGCCTTACAATAGGATTGTAGACAATTAGATTCTCGTTGTTACCATAGTGGTTACGCTTTACATCTATTGCTCTGTTGTCGAAATCAAACACAAGAACGTGCATGTCATTCTTCATGTCTTCCTCAGTTAGCAAGTCTAGAGCGACTGCTGACTTCGCTGACTTGGGTTCTCCCCAAATACCAAGACACAGGAATGATTTATCATTCTCCTGTGATTCCTTAATCTGCTGAAGCATTGCCTCCTTTCGGAGAGCATACTGCCCTTTTGCAGACTCTTTCGTTGTTACTGCTTCTGTTTTCTTACCTGTTGTCCAACTCATGTCTATCACCATTTTTATATTCATTAGGGTCAAATGTAATACCCTTCCATTGTTCTAATAATTCGTTAAGTTCTGTGAGAGATAACTTAACCCTCACATCCTTTGATACGAAATGGAACTTAGTCCAATAGTCTCCCGTATCGGGATTGTACTTCCATGTTAGGAAGTCTACGTCATCCATAAGAAAAGCGAAACTCCTCCCATGAATGACGAGACCTCCATTGGAATCAGCACTCATACTGTATTCCATTTACGTCACCTACTCAAAGAACCAGTCTTCTGACTCCTCTACAAAGTCTACTTCTTCAGCACTGCCACCTCTACTGTTGATGACATACAATCCAGTAGCATTGATGCTAACTGGTCTGATGTTGCCATCTTGGTCTGTTCCTTGTGAGGTTCTTCCTACCACTAGTATCTGAGAACCGATACCGAAGTCGATTGTCATGCTAGGTGGTATCCAACATGTAGTTCCACTCCAACCATCATTGTCAAAGTCGAAGTCGGTATTCAGGTCATCAAGGTTGACTATCCTGTTACCGTTTGCTGTTGGGGTTGCATTGATGCTGTTAACAGTCCCGTCTGTGAAGACGAACCTATCATCCCAATTCGCTTTGTTGTTAGATTGGCTATGATACTTGTCAAGAGCAATCAGTGGACTGTAATTGCCTTCACAATGCCCCATCATTGTGTCAGCGATGTCTATCTGACTAACATCTTGCTTTAGTTCGGAGTCATCAGCCAAATCAACATTGTATACTAACGACTCAACAGTAGCGTTTGCTCCACCGTGTATCATGTCATCCCTGTTAGAGTTAGGTATCACATCGATGTGAATAAACTCAAACGTCTTGGGAGAGAAGTTTACACACCCATCTCCTTTGTAGGAGAAGAACCACTTCTTCATCTGTCCGTCTACTTCACCGACAAACACACCCTTCCTCTGAAACTCAGAGAACGGTTGTGGCTTTCCATAGTTCTTGTTCCAATCACCCGGTCTAGTGTCTAGCGGTACAATGTATCTACCACTGTCAACTTCTACGTTGTTCTCAGGAAGTTTGCCCATTGTCTTGACAATCTCTTCACCGTCACGCATCATTCTTGCTTCATAGCCGTCACCGTCTTCGGTGAAGACTGCTACTCTACCTAGAGAGTAGGTCATGTCACTGTCACGCATGTACTCGTTAGTTAGTCTTTCACGGCTTCGTGCAGACATATCTATCGCATCGTTAAGAGATACAAAGAAGCCGAAGGCTTTCTTGTATAGACTGTTGGACTGACTACTTGTTGTTTGTGTCTGTCTCTTCAGTGCGTTCCTTGCACTGCTAAAGTATTGTCTCCAAAGACTACGAGCCAGTAAAGGCTCTTTCTCAGCGTCAACGTTGTTCTTGGAACAGATTTCCTCAAACCTCGCTGTCGCATCTTCTAGGGACATCCCTAGCAGTTCTGCTGCTTTTTCAATTTCATTCTTTATTTCATCATTCATTTTTATTTTCCTCCTTTGTTTTCATTCTTTTTCTTTCATGTCTTATTTCCACTAATCCTTCTGTCAGCATGACTACGCCACACAATATCCAAAAGAAATTGGAATCTACGCTGATGTAACCTAGCGTGTTTAGTATCGGCAGCACAATCAGCAATGCACCGCCTATCGCTATTATCTCATACCGGAGTAGTAGATGTTTGATATCTTCAATATCCACTACACCGTCTTTGTTCAAATCCATTTTCATTTTCATACCTCATTCTAAAATCTCCTTCTAGGTGAATCTAACCATCTCAAAAACTGTCTCAATATTACTATACCTATCAGGAACTCAATCATCAAATCATCTGTCCTATCATCCAAGATGCAAGCAACTTCGGAGTCATGTTACTACTCCTCCACTCTGCTTCTCCGACAACCCTCAACATTTTGAACTTCTTGGCTGCTGGCATATCCGTCTTGATGATAACATCATGTAGATTAACACAAATAGTGTTCATATCAACTGAGTTATACAACAAATCATGCACCTTTCCTAAACAATTCTCATAGTTATTATCATCAATCATTTGCAATATTTCAGTATAGGGTTCAAGATTCTTGTCAATCTGATTCAATAGTGAGGACTTACCGTAGATAGCAGCCTGAAGTTCAGTAAGCCCTCTCCTCAAGTCTCCATGTAAGGAGTCTATGAAGGTTTCCAAGTCTTCGCTCGATACATGAGTAATATCCTCATTCTCTAGAACATTCGTCAGTAGATTGTGCATAGTACGAGGGTTCACTCGTTGAAACCCATAGTTAGCACATCTAGATTGCAACGGATGTATAATCCTGTGACGCTCGTTGCAAGTAATAATGAATCTAACATTCTCAGCAAACCGCTCCATGATTCTCTTCAAAGCGTTTTGAGCATCCTTAGTCATACCATCCATTTCATCAAGAAGTATAATCTTGAATGGAGCATTCCCGATTCTCTTGGTTGAAGCAATCTCCTTGATTTGGTTCCTGACTGTCTCTAGTCTCCTGTCATCTGATGCATTGATTTCAAAGAAGTTGTTGTCTTTGTCCTCTCTCAACATATCATTAGCAAGGGCAATACCAGCAGCCGTCTTACCAACACCTGCTACTCCATACAATAGAACGTTGGGCATGTTGTTCTGCTCTATCCAACTCTCTGCATCTATTGTAAAATTATACTGTCCTACTACATCAGCAATTCTCTTTGGTCTGTATTTCTCTGTCCATAACATTTTCATTCTCTCCATTTTTATTCCATTCATTTAGGATATCATAAGCAGATATCCACTTGTTGCAAGTTTTACATCTTCCGTAGTGGAAGTCATAGACATTCCACTCGCTCTTATCGCACCTGCAATGATATTCGCTCAGTCTAACCACCTCGATAATCCGACAGTTGGTGTGACTGGTGTTGTCTTTGTTCTTCTCTTTTTCTCTCCAAGTCCTAATGTTCTACATTCAGACGAAGAAAGTGTTTTTCTACAATGGTCTCTAAAATCACTGTTTTTTAGTAAGTCTTTGAAAAGATAAACCTGAGAACGCCGCATTTTTAACTTTCTCAAAATTTTCGGTATTGTAGAATATGCTTTTCTTTGTGGTGGAGTCATCTTCCTTTGCATTCTCCCGTCATGGGAATAAGCGAGCATTTCGTAGAAGTAGTCTGAACTCCACCTTCTCTTCACCTTCGCATCAACGAACATCAACTTGTTAGGATGGATGTTCGGTGCTAACCAAGAAACGAACTGAGTGTCTGATGGCTTACTAATCTTCAGACTCTGCATGATTATATCTCTATCAGGATTCCTTAGATAGTCACCAACCAAAGTAAAGATGTCAGTGTCGAAGTTGTGAGGTTCATCAGAACGAGGTGCTAGTTGCTTTATCTCATCGACCTCTAGTTTCTTTCCACGCTTCAACTTGCATAGATTAAACAACTTCTTTGGCACATCTTTCTGATTCAGTGATGTTAGAACTACCTGTCCTCTGTATTCTAGTATGGTCTTGCGTATCAACTCGACATTAGGCTTGTAGTTGCACTCTCGGATAATGATACCTACATCAGCAGGGATACTGTAATTATCCTCGATGTCAAACTCATTGGCATACTGAATAATAGGGTTATCAGAAACTAGTTTCATTGCCTTTTGCAACTTATCTGTTCCATCTTTGCCGACTATTATTATTGTTCTATTCTGATTCTGCATGTTTAATAGGCTCATTGATAACCCTCACTTCCATTATTTCTTCGTAGGCTTTTCCACAAGCCCCACAATCAACTAAAATGACAAACCACTTTAGTTCATTTTCTTCTTTTACTCCTGCCTCATAAGCAAAGGAGTGACTGCCACATTCGTTGCAACCACGCTTTATCTTCTGCATAACGTGGTAGTTCATTATCTCATCATCTGTTGTTTGTTGTGGCTTGTTCATCTGAACCTTCAACATACAGACGGAACACAGAGATGCCTCTGTTTCTCTGAGATTACATCTCGGACATAACATCAGACAAGCCCCTTCATCTTGAGTATCTTCTCAAGTCCTTC